AAATGACAGGCTATGACATTGCCACCGCCAAGTCGGTCGAATGGTGGATGGCCAAGTCCGCTTGGTCGCTGGACGATGAACCCGGTGAAGTGATTATCAAAAAGTCGTTGACCAATGGTATTGCGGTCAGTGGCACGAAGCTGGACATTACGATTGATGCGATAGACACGGTCAGCATCAAGCCGGACCTGTACTATCACGAAGTGAAGATCGTGCTACAGGATGACAAGGTCAAGGTGGCCATGGCTGGCAACATCATGTTGCGCATGGCGCTCAACATGGAGGCAATGCTGTGACATTACAAATCGTCGATGGGCCTGTGATTGAAGCCGGTGAGTCCCTCAGCAGTGGAGTAGACTGCAGCGCCGGAAGCATTGTGCGCATCACCATGCCATCCACAAAATGGAGCGGCGGGAATCTGACGTTCCAGATCAGCAGTGACGGCAATGGCTACAATGACCTGTACAATGCCAGAGGCGAGGAGGTCACGGTCGTCGTGCCAAAGAAAGAGCATGCCGCCATCATTGTCATCAATGAAGAATTCGTCAGGGCTGCGGCTTTCTTGAAAATAAGATCAGGGACCGGTGCGCATCCGGTCATTCAGGCAGAGCGGCAGCAGTTTGCCATCGCCATTGAGGTCATGCCATGAAAACAAAACAGCCAGAGCCGGATCCCGGCGAAAGCTACGAAGACTTCATGGATCGTTGCATGGAGAACGACGACGAGGAAACTTGTCAGATTGCATGGGACGATCGCGCCGCCAAAGGCGTGGTCCACAAGACGCATGCCGCCAAGGTTTCCGATATGGAATTCGTAATGAGTGACGAAACTCCAGATCGCATGGACGACATCATCATGTCCGATGGCTGGGAGCTTGAAAATTTCAAGCGCAATCCAATTGCCTTGTTCGGACACAGGAGTGACTTTCCGATCGGCAAGTGGACAAATTTGCGCGTGGAGGGCAAGCAGTTAAAGGGCAAGCTGGAGCTGGCACCGGCTGGCACCAGTGAACGCATTGATGAGATTCGTAAACTCATAGAAGCGGACATTCTACGCGCTGTGTCCGTGGGCTTCCGCCCGAAGGAGCATACTCAGCTCGACAGCAAGAATCCGTTCAGCGGATTGCGCTTCACGAAACAGGAACTTGTCGAGACCAGCCTCGTCAGCGTTCCGGCCAATCCCAATGCGCTGGCTATCGCGAAGTCACTAGGCGTTTCACCCGCGACGATGGAAGTTGTCTTTGCCGAGCGAGGCAGAAAGACCACTGTTCAGCGACGCGGGTTCAGCGGCAAGCAGGCCGACACTGGAAGATCGAAAAGAAAGGACACGACGATGTCGTTGTCACAACGTATTACTGACGCTGAAAAGCGTTTGACGGAAAAGAAAGACGCGTTGGCTGCTCTACTCGAGAAGGTCGATGACAGTAACGTCAGCGATGAACAGCTTGAGCAGGTCACCACCGCGAACAAGGAAATCGCTCAGGAGGAGCGGGGGCTTTCCATTCTCCGTGAATCCGAGCGGCACCTTGCTGAAACCGCTGAAGACCCGAAGCGCAGTCTGGTCGTGGCTGCACCTGCGGTCATCACGGCAAAGGCGCGTCCATTCAGCCTGCAGACCAAGAAGCTCACGCCGATTGATCTGCTCGTGCGCGCTGGCACGGTGCAACTGTTCAGTCATATCCACAAGAAGCCGATCGACGAAATTCGCCGCACGATCTACGGCGATGACGAGCCGACTCGTGCGATCGTTGATTGGGCACAGCGGGCGGCGTCCTCTGTTGCAACCACGACGCAGGTTGGCTGGGCGGCGGAATTGGTCCAGCAGATCGTCGTTGCGTTCATGGAAACGCTGATGCCGAAGTCAGTGTTCCCACGGCTCAGTGGGGCGGGCTTGTCACTCAGCTTTGGCAGGAATGGCAAGATCGTCATCCCGACGCGATCACGGACACCGACAATCGCCGGCAGCTTCGTCGGTGAAGGATTGCCGATTCCGGTTCGTCAGGGTGCCTTCACGTCACAGACGCTCACCCCGAAGAAGATGGCGGTGATCACGACGTGGACACGTGAGATCGACGAGCACAGTGTACCAGCTATCGAAGGTCTACTGCGCAATGCGATCGGTGAGGATACCGCAATCTCGCTGGACGCTGTTCTGCTGGATGCAAATCCGGCAACCTTGGTGCGTCCGGCTGGCATCCTGAATGGTGTGGCAGGCTTGACGCCGACGGCAGGCGGCGGGTTCAATGCGGCGGTTGGTGACATCAAAGCTCTTACGGGAGCATTGCTGACAGGCACCGCAGGCAATATCCGCAGTCCTGTGTACTTGATGAATCCGCAGCAGTTGAGCAGTCTCGGCTTGATCGCGATGCCGGGTGCGGGCGTCTTTCCCTTCCGGGCGGAAGTCGCTGCGGGCAATCTCGGTGGCTGGTCGATCATCGATGCGGGCACCGTGCCGATGGGTACGGTCATCGCAATGGACGCTGCTGACTTTGTCAGTGTCAGCGGCGATGCACCGCGCTTTGAACTCTCAGATCAAGCGACACTTCACATGGAAGATACTGCGCCGACAGACATCACCACGACCGGTACGCCACCGGTTGCGGCGTTCCCTGTCAAGTCCATGTGGCAGACGGACAGTATCGCGCTCCGACTCATCATGCCGGTCAACTGGACGATCCGTCGTCCGGGAACCGTTGCATGGGTCGCCGGAGTGACTTGGTAGTTTGCTGAACCCGCCCAATCTGGGAGTGACCGGGGAATGCAAGGAGGATGGACCGATGATCGTAGTCACGCGTTAGGTCCATCCTCCATCCTCTTTTGAACAGGAGAAACTCGATGGCTGAAGTTGATCAAGCTGCCCATGCAAAGGCAGCGCAGGAAGCCGACAAGAAGCGCCAAGAAGAGGCGCGGAAGAAAGTCAAGGAAGATCGCGAAGCCCGTGAAAAGTCTTCGCGTGAAATGTCTTCTGCAGACGTGAAGCCAACTCCGACGCAGGAAGAAAATGATCTTGCGGCGAGCGGCGTTCACGTGCCGGAGCATGAACCCGACGGCAGTGAAGAGCAGAATGTTGGTGGCGCTCAAGCGAAGGAGTCGAAGCCAACTGCTACACCTTCACCGCGCGCTGGCTATGCCACGCGTGCTTCGGAGCCGAAAACCGGTTAACCAAGGGTGTCCCCAACTCTAGGCCGGTTGCGTGGTCGGGCAGGACGAAAAGCAGGATTTACTCATTCGCATGGGTATTGCAAACTCTTGACTTGATATCTGTCCGACCACGTTTAAAACGGGAATGTAGATGACCATCAGGGATTTAGTGGCGCGCGTTGGGCGCAGTATTGTCAAGGCGGCGGAGGGACAACCTCGGCCCGGTCCTTGGCTGCTGCCTGTGAGCGGCGGCTGGCTACCGGCCAACGTCGGCAGCAGCATGAACTGGTGGCAGAACGGTTACGACATTGAAACCGGTTCGCCAAGTGCGATGGTGGAAGCCTGCATCAGCAGCTACAGTCAGACGACGGCGATGTGCCCCGGTGACCATTGGCTTAGCGACAAGGATGAAAAGGGCGGACGCGAGCGTATAGCTACAAGCGATCTAGCGCGCTTTCTGCGTTATCCAAATTCTTATCAAACCATTTCAGATTTCATGTTGAACGCCGTGCGCAGTCTGTACGCGGATGGCAACACTTATGCATTAGGAATCCGCAACAGCAGGTTTGAAATTGCTGAGATGCATCTGATGGATCCACGGCAGTCTGCGCCGTACGTTGCCTATGATGGATCCATATTTTTCAAGCTGGGCGGCAATCCGGTTATTGATCGCGCCATTCCAGACCTTGATTTGGTACCTGCGCGCGATGTGCTGCACATCAAGATGAACACACGACAATATGATTTGCGCGGTGTCAGTCCGCTGGTGGCGCTCCTCAGAGACATGAGCGTCAATGACGCTATCGGAAATCAACAGATGCAGTTCTATATGAATCAAGCAAGGCCGTCCGTGGTATTGTCAACGGACCTGCGCCTTGACAAAGACCAAACCGATATGCTGCGCCAGAAATGGGACGAGCAGTCCAAGGGTGTCGGCATTGGTGGTACGCCAATTCTGTCTTCAGGATTGAAACCTTATCAACTGCAAATAAGCAGCGCGGACTCGCAGCTTGCGGACGTTATGAAGATTTCCGATGCGCGCATTGCGCTGGCTTATCGCATACCGCTGCAAATGTTCGGGCTTGGCGGCGGGCCGATGGGGTCCACTGAATTGTTGATGCAGATGTGGGTCAGCACCGGACTTGGCTTCTGTTTGAATCATCTTGAGGAAGCCATCGGTACTTTCTTTAAATTGGACGGTGTGCCGAAAGAATATCTTGAATTTGATACAAGTGCTCTTCTTCGGTCCGCGTTCAAGGACAGAGTTGAAGCTTATGTGAGATCGGTGCAGGGCGGCATCCATGCACCGAATGAGGCGCGTGCTGCATTTGATATGGAACCAGTGAAGTATGGTGACGAGCCGCGCGTACAGCAGCAGGTCGTTCCATTAAGTGCAGCGGGTAAGATCCCAGCGTCCCCAGCACCGGGAGCGCCACCGTCAGCACCGACGGCAGCGATAGATCAGCCGAAGCCCGCTGAACCTAAACCGCCGCCTGATGAGCCGAAGGGTATTACCGATGCAGAACGGACAAGACTCCTTAACAGATTTAGAACGTCTCATGCCGCCAACGTCTCACTTTGATGTATTGGCTGCTGAATTAGGGGCGGTTGCTGGACGTATAGAGCGTGAGTCTAATCTCAGGAATAAC